AATTTCATTCTCTACTAATTTTTTTTTTTGACTTTTTTAGCTACTTATTTAAACTTGTACTCCTTATAGTACTATGCCTAATAAGGAGGTTTAAATCGTGAACACATACAAAGTTTCTTACCGCAGAGAAGACGGCACTAAAGGTGCAAGAAAGGTTAAAGCCAGTAACGAAGCAGTAGCTAGGACCAAAGCCGAAAAGAAGATCAACGGGACCATCACCGGAGTTACTTTCCTAGAGCCGGTAATAGAGGGAGGAGAGGTTCCACAGGAGAAGGCTCCCACTAAGAAGGACCTTAAGAAGGCCCAGAAGGAACGCATCCGAGCCCTCATTCAAAAGGCTCTTCCTCTCGAGTTCGAGTTGGTTTGGATACCTCGCATCATAAAGTTCCAGACCCCTCAGGAGAAGGAATACAAGGACGCAATAGACAAAAACGGCGAAGGTCTTACTAAGGCCGACGCCTACGTGGTCACAAAACTCGCCAAGAGGATCGGTAAAGGAGGCCACATTTCAGTCGAGGAAGCAGATGACCTCAGGGTTCGCCTACCCAAGTACTGGCAACAATATACTGCTCAAATGACCAGCCAGGGGGAGAACTAAATGGGCTCCTCCAAGAAGGCTATTATCGACCGGATCAATAAGGTAAGGAACCTTGCTAATCGAGGCATAGGGGGGGAACAGGATAACGCACAGACTATAGTAGAAGAACTAATGGCGAAGTATCAAATAACGGAGGCAGAACTGAATTACGAACTCTCACAGGAGTTCCGCTGGTTCAGGTTCTCAACCAGGTTTCCACTATCCAAGAGACTCCTGGCTCAGGTCATATTTTCTGTGGTAGGAGGAAGGAGTGTCTACAAAGAGGGTAAATCCACTAAGCTGGGAGTAGATTGTACTATCGCAGAGGCGATAGAAATAGAGGCCAAGTACCATTTCTACAAGACCATAATCAAGGAAGAGATGGACGTATTCTTCCTGGCCTTTGCCAATAAGCATAATCTGTTCCCTCCAGAGGAGCTAAGGCCCGCAACTGGAAGGGATTCCGGAATATCCAGGAGTAAACTCTTGGCTATGATGGAAGCTTTAGATACCCACTCATTTAGGAAACAAATAGGTGAATTTTAAATGAGTATATTTATTTATTTGCTTCTGCTTGCAGGAGCCATCGTAATGATGAAACTGATAGAGGATGGATAAGGAACAGTCCAGAACGAGGAGGAATAAGTTGAAAGTATTCTCAGGTATTTTACAAATAGGCCCCACCATTGGGGTCTTATCAATTTGTATCTGGATAGAGATTCTATCCCTAGGGACAATTTTGTCAGCATTTGGATTTATCCACTATAAGTGGGTTATTCTCCTGTTAGTGGCCCCTATAATCGTCGCTACGACGTGTATAGGTATGGTGGCCTTAGTATTATTAGTTGGGTCTATAAAGGGCTACATACCGTCAGATATTGCCTCTTATACGAAGAAAGAAGAAGAACTCAGAGGAAACTAAATGGAAGACATAATTGATGCCCCTGTGGTAGTAAGAACTTGTAAAGAAACTATAGGAAAGGGAAAGTTCAGAAATGGAATGTATCGGATGAATAAAGAAGTCCATGAAGACCTAGTTAAGAAACAAGGATTCTATCTCTTCATGACTTATCTTAACTCAGGGGGAACCTATTTGAAGCTGGTAGCTGCTAACGATATAACTTACGCCAGGAATATCTGTTGGACTCGAATTTAACTTCAGTAGTTCGACCGTCAGAACTACTAACTACTTTTTTATAGAATAGGGTGTAATATTACACTATATATTAGTGAGTGTGTATTACCCATGAAAAAGAAAAAAATACCTGTTCCTGAAGGCGCTCCACGAATAGAGACCATAGCAGCTGAGGCTAGAAGGGAAAGAGTTAAACAGTATATCCTTGGTGGAAAGATGTCCATAGAGGACATGATGGCTGAGGAGGGTGTATCCAGACAGGAGATATCCAGGGATATAAGACACCTTAAAAATAGGGATATTCTTAAGGAGGTCAAGGAAGGTACTCGTCTTGCTTTCCTGGATTATGCTGCTGACATCCAATGGTCCATCGATGAGGCTAAAAGGATGCACACTGAGCAGATTAATGAGGATACTGGTGCAGGCGGAAGATTGGACTGCTTAAATTTTGTGGCTAAGACCAGAAAAGAAGAAATTGAGATGGCTCAGAAACTGGGCATCCTAGACCTTATTGCTGAGAAGAAAGAGCACCTAGTAAAGTTCTCACCAGCTGATGAAAAGTTAATAAAGAGCTTCGGGGACTTCCTTGCCAGTGGAGAATCGGATAGTTAAGGGCCTTTGTTTGAGGCCTGTAGACAGCACTCCGGTATTCACCCCAGAGCAAATGGAGCTCTTAAAGGGCCTTCAACCAAAGGATATTGCAAAGCACTCTATAGCCTTTTTCGCTAAACACTACCTTCGGTTGGGTGTTCCTGACCACCAGAAGAAGTGGTACAATTACTGCCATCGGAAGAGGCACTTAATGCTAAGTCCTCGTGACCACGGAAAGACTACAGTTTTCTGCCATGCCTTTCCTGTGTGGGCGATATGCAATATTCCTAATGTAAGAATTCTCCTGGTATCGAAAACATCCAGACAAGCTAATAAACTACTGAAGACCATTAGGGATGAGTTGAAGAAGAATGAGCTCATCAAAAAGGATTATGGTAACTTAATGGTCAACGAGGACAAGGGCCCTATCTGGTGTGTAAGAACCGAAGAGGCTAGTAATCTAAAAGATCCCACAGTAGAGTGCGTAGGTGCGGAAGGCTCAATCACTGGTGGTCACTTTGATATTATCATTTGTGATGATATCATAGATGACGAGAACACCAAGACGGAATCAAGGATGGAGGACCTGGCCAACTGGTTCTATGGTACCATCGGCCAACTCTGTGAACCCCATACTCAATGGTTCGTCTCAGGTACCCGCAAGCACTATGCTGATATTTATCAACAGATCATAGAGAACCCTCTGTGGCAGAAACAGATCGACAAGGCCATCATTAAGTATCCAGAGAGCTGGGAATTTGTTTATTCTACAAATGAAGATGGCCAGCAATATATAAGCGGAGTTAAAGTAGTAGGAGACTACAAGGTCTTATGGCCGGAGAAATGGCCTATTGATGTGCTTCTTCTGGACCGTCAACAGACTGGTAGTATCCTATTCGACAGAGAGAAACAGAATGATCCTTCCGGTATGAAAGGCCAGTTCCTTAAGGTTGATTGGCTTCACTATTATAAGTGGAGTGAGATGCCTCCAAAAGACGAACTGGCATATTATATTGGAGGAGACCTCGCTATTAGTGAGGACGAGAAAGCAGATGAAACGGTATTCACCCTGGCGGGATATCACAGGCCTACCCATAGAATATATTACATAGATTCCATCGCTGGAAGGTGGGATTTCCCTACCCAACAGGAAAAGCTGAAGGAGATGTTTGTATTCTGGGCTAGACAGGGAATGCGTGCTCACAAGGTCCTTATAGAGAATAACGTATACCAAGCCGCACTAGCTCAGGAGATTCGGAAAGACACCTGGATTCCAGCTATAGGAATTCGCACAGTGAAAGACAAGATCACCAAGATGATAAGTATTTCTCCACATTTCGAGAACGAGAGCGTTCTGTTGAGGAGTACTGAACTTTGTGGTGTACCAGAATTCAGACAACAGTGGACCCAGTTTCCATTCGCTGAGCATGATGACCGGCTTGACAGTTTCGCTTTGATCATCCTTCATATCGCTCTGGGAATAGAAAGTAGTGTAGGGGTGATTGAAACGGATTCTCCTTTAGGGGAAGAACGGCCAGCTGAGGCCTATGAATATGTATTCTGTGAATGCGGAGAAGAATATGGAACAGTATCGGGGATAATTCCCAAGGAGAATGGGGTATGCGACAAATGTAAATGTCCCATGCCCTTATTCCCTCCCCATGTAATAAAGATGATGAATAAAGAGAAGAGGACTAAGAAATGATCACTGAAATACTAAAAAGAGTTGGTAAAGGAGTTACCAGTTCTTTAGGAATAAATTTTAGCGACATACCTCTGTCCCCGGATTACTACCAGAATCAGATGTGGGGAAGTGGCGAAACTGATGAAGGAGGCCAGCGTAAAGGAGTTTATACTGACGCTTTCTGGTTAGCCCCGCCCTATGGTAGGCCAAGGGATATTAACTATGATGAGTTAGAGCCTTTGGAGACAAGCGTCTGGGTAAGGATGTGTGTTCAGCATATTGTGGATAGTATCGTAGGGGCTGATTGGGACATCATCCCTGTGGATGCCGGAGAGGATATTGCTAAGGAAGACGATGCTGCTATTAATGCCGCTAGGGACTTTTTCTCAGCAAGGTCTTGGCAGGATAGTTTTGGTCAGGTTCTAAGACAATGTCTTCCAGATATGATCAATTATGATTGTGGAACTATTATCAAGGTATTTCCAATCAAGGCCTATGATAAATACCGAGATATCAAGAGAGAGGTTCCTCCTCTTGAGCTTACCGCAGTAGATGGAAGAAGCATTCTCAAAGACGCTGATTTATTCAAGAATCTCAGAGGATATTGGCAGTATGCTTGGATTAATCCACAGGGTGTTCCAATACACTTCAAGAAGGATGAACTGATTTATCTACAGCAGGCTCCATCAGCAAGAGAACCTTATGGTATATCGAATCTTGAGGTAATCAGAGAGGTATTGGATTACATGACAGATTCTACTCTGGCTCAGTCCAAATACTGGAAGAATGGTCTATTCATAGGTGGTCAAATTGATCTTCCGGATGTAACAGACCTGACAGAACTTAAAAGAATGCAGGCATATTATGAGGCCAAGCTACGTGGTCCGAGGAAATACAATAAGTGGATTGTTACCGGAGGAGGAGCTAAGGTTCAGTCTATGCCTTTCACCTCTCAACAGATGCAATGGCTGGATTCTCAAAAGTGGTTCGCAAAGATGGTGTTTGCTGTCTACAAACTTACACCTTCCGAATTAGGATTTACTGAGGATCTTAACCGGGCTACCGGTATCCAGCAGATGCAAATCCACAAGTCCAAAGGAGTTCGTCCTGTACTTCTCATTCTCCAGGAAGCTCTTAACAGGGAGATAGTTTGGAAACACTTTTCACCTAAGATTCAGTTTGTGTTCAATAAGGAACTAGATCTGGATGAGGAAGCTAAACAGACTGATATAGATGTAAAGAGACTTCAGGCAAGCCTTGACTCTGTGAATGAACTCAGGGATAGGGATGGAAAGCCAAAATGGGAAGATGAGATCTATGATGGTCCAGATGCGGCTGGGGCTAAACAGCAACAGATGATGGAACAGCAACAGGGTGATGAAGGAGAAACTGATTGGGGTTCTCTCTTCGGTAGTAATGAGTCTATGCCTTGGGATGAAGCCGATGAAGATGCTAAGGATACCGAGAAAGCAGTAATGGCTTCAACCCCTTCTGGTTCTCCGGGATATGCTACGATTCCTACCATCTTCGATGGAAAAGGAAAACCCTTAAAGACTAAAGAGGAAGAGGAGAAAGCTCTGGAGACAGTTATGGGGGTATTTGCTGAAATGCGTCTAAACTACAAACGAGCACTCGATGAACTCTTAGTTTCTTCCGGAGCAGCAGCTGTAAAAGGTGAATAACTATGGCCAGCTTAATGGATTGGTTGAAGGGGTTTTTAGCCTCTTTAACCTCTACTGAACTTTCAGATTCACTTAATACCATAGGTGTTAAAGGATATGAAGCTGGAAGAAAAGCCGGATTTGAGGATACTAGTGAAAACACTCAAGGGGAAGAACCAGATGAGGAGCCCTCTAAGACCGATACGGACGCGATCAACTCAATCGGAGTAAGGACCCATGCTCTCAGTGAAAAAACGATCTCAGAGGCTAAGGGCTCCCTTGCTGTGGAAGTAGACAAGCTCTATAAGGAAATGGATGCTGCGATGAAAGCCGGAATGTCCGAAAAGGAGGCACTCATTTCTATCCAGGCCAGGATGAAAGGATTATTCAATGAGTGCTTTCCAGAGTGGAAGATCGAGAGACTTGTCAGAGATCAATTCATCGTGGCTACCAAAGAAGGTAGGAGATCAGCTTGGCAGGATTCCGGAGTAAAATATCGTCAGTGGATAATGCATCTGGATTCTCATACAGGAGAGGATAGTAAAAGGATGAATGGTCAGATAGCTAAGATAGATGAACCTTATATTGATCCTCTCACAGGGGACAAATATATGATTCCTCAGATCAGGCCTAATGACAGATGCTATGAAAAGCCCCTTTATGAGCTTCCGGAGGAGACGACGGAGAAAGACGGCATTTTATACGCTAAGTATACCATTAGCGATTTACTTAAATATTCCCAGGATGACCTCTATTTCTATAAAGGTGGTGTTGGTTCTGGTATAAAAGGTCACACCACACCCAAAAAACTAACTCCAAGAGAACGTAAGATAGTTACGGCCTATCAGGAGGGAGTAAAGAAGCTGGTAGGGGATTTCCAGTCTCAAAAGAAGACTGGAAAGAAAGCTGTAGATGAGTTG